ATCTCCTGCTCTCGCACCTGAGCAAGCCGAAACGCTTCGTCCGCCTCTCGTCGAGCGGCTTCCTTCTCCCGACGCTCGTCATGCCAGACTTTTTTCATCTGGGACAGACGTTTCTTTACCTTGTCAGAATACTCCTCCAAGTCATCATCTTCCAACTCCTTGACGATTTCCTTGGGTAGCGGTTCCCGCCCACGATCTTGCACGGGAGTGTCGTCAACAATTTCGACTTCGACCTCTGCCAAGGGCGCGTCATCTTGCTTTTGATGAACGATTTGCTCGTCCGGAAACTTAAAGGCTTCTTGATTCATTATTTTCTCCTGATTCCCCGCGGATCTTGAACAACTGCTTCCACCGTATCATCATTGATGATCCGGAATTCCTTGCCATGGATATCCAATCGAGTACCCGAATTGGATCGGACGATAATGAAATCGCCTTCTTTACACCACGGACCTGTAGGGAATTTAGCAGTGTCTTTATATGCGTCTGGGCCGAGTTTTATGACGAACAATACCGTGGTGAGGATTTCCTCATAATGCACGGTGGTATCCGCCTTAATTAGTCCGCTTTCGTACTTGCGTTCTATCTCGGGCACAGCACATAGAATGTGATACCCCGCTGGATCAGGCAATTGCTTCGCCTTTTCTGCTGCTTCAACTTCCTCCTGCGCCCATTTCTGCTCAAGGGCTGTCATCGCCGTCATCGTCATTCATCCTTTTTGCGAGGTCGTGGAGATGTTCATCTGCAAGGTCAAGACCTCGAATAACCCCACAGATGTGTCGGTACTCTGCGTAGTCTTTAGCGGTCCCCGCCACTAAAAACTCAGTTTTGCGTTTGCGCTCATCAGCATTCTTACTAAGGAGCAGTTCAATAGCGTCCATTAGTCGCCTTTAGGTTTGGATTTAGGTTGGCTATGTGCTTTGGCAATATCCACGCCGATCTTCAGCCCGTTAAGGATCTCCTCACGCGCCCCCTTATCGGCCTCTGATGCAGCCCTAATAAGGACTTCCTTCTCCCGCAACTTAATCTCATCTGCCCGGGCAGCGGCGTCGACGATGACTTTCTTCTCCTTAGTCGCAGCTTCCTTCTCACGGATCGCCAACTCTTTTTGCTGCATCTGCACAAGCGGGTCTTGCATCTGCTGTTGAGCCTGCTGCATTGCAGCTTCCGCTTGGTCTTTCTGGAGTAGCCGTGCAGCAGCCTGTGCGGCAAGCTGGGATACTTGGACTTCAAGCTCAGGGGGCAGCGTGTCCTTCATATCCGGCAGCGGGCTACCCAACTGCTTCTCGATTTCCCGCCGATATGCATGTGCGACGTGTTCTGTAATATGCGCCGCAGCCGCCGCCATGATGGTCTGCGCCATGGGGTTTTGCCCCATAACCTGCGCAATCTTCGGGTCTTGTACCGCCGCCATGTGCACCTGAATATGGGCCTCGTGATCTTGATACTGGAACGCCTTCACAGGCTTACCCATGAGGATGTTCATGTTCTCCGTCACAGGATCCACCGGCTTCATATCGTCATCAGTGGGTACCAACTTTGCCGCGTTCTTGATGCCCAAGACCTCCAACATTTGCCGATGGAGGAGCTTCAGGTCGTACAACTGCGGCGCACTCTGCGCCAACTGCAACACAGCTTGGTACTGCACGACCTTCTGCGACATCGTTGCCGCATTGGGGTCCGACACGGGGATAACCTCCACCATGTCATAGTCGGACTGCTTGGCTTTTTTGTCCCCACTCTCCGGCTCGTACGAATACGCGTCCTCGCGGTTATCCCGGATGATGTCGCGCAGGAGCTTGAACTCCTGCTTCATCGCATAGTGGATCCGTGCTTGCACGGCACTCATGACCTTGAGCATGCGCTCAAGGATTGCCAATGTCGTACCCACAGGCGATTGGGCCGACATATCCGATACCTTCATATCCGCCGTCGCAGCAAACCGCTGCGCATCTGCCACAATCTTATCCAGCAGCATGATGAGCGACTGACTAGGCTCTTTGTACGGCAGCGGCAGGATGTTGTCGCGTATGGACCCACTCGGGACGTCCACATCCCGGAACTCCCCCGGCGCGATGGGTGTGTCATCACCCTTGACACGCAGCCCCCGAGACTTAAAGCCGCCCGGAAGGTTTGCCAGCGTACCGGCATCAACAAGCTGACGAATGAGAGACGTCGCCGCCTGCACGTGCCCACCGATCAAATGGACTAGACCAAACGCATAGAACCCGAACCCGGGCACGTAGGGGTAATGCACGAAATGCTGGCGCTTTAGCCGGGTGGCGTCATCCGGCCTCCAGTTGCGGCGAATAGCGAGGATGTTCTGCGTACCCCGCTCGACAGTTATGACATACGGGACCGCAACCCCGTTGGTGTCCTTGGCGTACTTATCCTTGAACCCGGCCCCCTCGGGGTCAATCTCCGCGTGGATCTCATACACTTGAAACCGATTATCTACCTCCAGCGAGAACCCTTGTTCCGTCGCTTTCTGCCTCTCCACCGAGTCCACGACCCGCACCGGTTCGCCCAACTCTACATCCCGGTAGAACCCGGATACTTGCAGCTTGCGTAGCTCGTTCTTGGTCTTGCGCATCAAGTGCGTAACACGCGGCGCGGTGTCGAGATTAGACGCCCCATAGGGCACGATGACGTCTTCGCTAGGGACAAAAATGGCTACCTGACGCTCCAACGCGGGGTCGAAGTAAACTTTCTTGAAGGCATTCCCGGCAAGACACAGGCTAAACAGCATCCGCTCGTGTTCAGAGCGGTACTCCACCATCCGCTCCGTTAGCTCGTAGTTCATATCCTCCTTGACGCGCGTCGCGGCTTCTTCTTTCTCTTTGGTGTCCTTGCCAACGATCTGCGTCTTGACCGGCCCCGCCGCAGGGAATGTCTCCATCATCGTTTCAGACTGAAACTTAACCGCGCTCTCGATAAGCAGCGGATGGAAGACCCCACACGCCCCGGGCCACGGCTCTGTACGCTCCTCGGGCTTGACCCCAAGCAGCTTCAACCCTTTGACATATAGATCGATCCAGTCCTTGCGGCTGCGGATATCCGCGTCCACTTCCCCCAGAAGCTCGCCAGCGAGCGTTGCCAACACTCGCTCATCCATATCTTCGGCAAGATTCTCTTCAAAATCTTCATCTGCGCCGTCCGGGGAAAGCGTGATCTCAACGTCTCCCATGCCAATAGTAACTTCCTGCGGATCGACAATCTCGATCTCAAGATCCGGCTCACCCGCAAGCGCGCTCAACCCTACCGGGGCTTCGTACAGTGCTTTCTCGATTGCCATAATTATTTCCTTAACGTCGCCCGGTTAGTCCGGGGGTCATAGGTGTACTGCGATTTGGGGTTTCCTGAGCGTTTTGCGGCTCTATCTTTTGCGCGTTCTTCTGCCGTCATGGCGTTACGCCGCTGCCCTTGCACCGTAAAAGTCTTACCGTCGGCTTTAAGGTGCCCACGTTCTTGCAGGATCTTAATCGCGGACTCTCGACTACCTACCTGAGCCGCCAAGCGGTCAATAAGCTGCCCGCGCCCCATGAATTTTTGCGTCGCCATCAATAGTACCCCGCAGAACGCCGGGACTTAAAATAGCGGATCGGATCGGGCTCATCGCTTGGGAGCCGCACAAACCCACCCTGTCTGAATCTCATAAGTGCGAGTGTCGTTGCATCCACCAAGTCGTCATGCTCCCCCGCAGGGAACGCCGCAATCTCATCCGCCAACTCCTCGGCCCACCGCGTCTGCGGAGCCCACACCATTCCCGACCTGAATAAGTCAGCAACAGAGTTTAACCTACTGATTTTATCGTGCCCTTTGCTTGGCGTATATTCCTGCGCCGGTATCCCCATCGCACGAAGCTCATAAATAAGAGGCGCACCAGAAGCCTTTTTCTCAACGATCAGACTTACCGGGATCCCCGTCGCTTCCCACGTGCGGTAATGCTGCAAGGCAATTTGCTTCAACTCCGGAAACTCCATCCGGTCCTTGAATGAGTCGAGCAGTATGATATTGGCAGACCCCGTCGTTGGCTCGTTCGGCTCGCGCTCGGGCCACCACACCCCCCACGTCGTGCACGCACTGAAGTCCGAGCGCGTAGTCTTCTCAAACGCCGTATCCCAAGACTGAATAATAAAGTTGCACCGTGGAGGCTGCTCTTCCCGCCACTCTCGCCACCATTCTCGTTTGACGATAGCGCCTTCCTCGGACGTCGGATTCTGCTGGTACTGCGCAGACCACTGGTACGCAGGCATCGACTCCTTGGTCCTTAGAAGCGCTTCTAGCGACCATTGCTCCGGCCAGAGAGACTTCTGGACGATCTGTACCGTCTTTACTGTGCTTCCCGGATTCTCCGGGTCTTCAACTTCTACTTCTTCTTCCACTTCCATGACCGCAGGAAACTCCACGACCTCGTATTGATCCGCACGGTCGTTCATCACCATGTCTTTAACCACACGCCCAGTAAGGTCATTTAACGCCCACCGGGTCTGCACGATGGCTACACGGCCCCCCGGCATCAGACGGGTACGCGCACCGGTCGTAAACCACTCATATGCCTTGTCAAAAACGTCCAGATTGCCGTTGATGATGTCTTGTTCATTATGTGGATCGTCAATTAGCAGCAGATCTGCACCCCGCCCCGCAATTGCACCCCCCACACCCACCGCAAAATACTCCCCTCCGTGGTTCGTATGCCACCGACCCGCGCTTTTCGAGTCTTGCGAGAGTTCTACCCCGTCTTTACCCCCAAAAATCACCTGATATCGCTCACTTGCGATCAAATTTCGCACTTTTCGGCCAAAATCCACGGCTAAATCCGCCGTGTGTGACACCATCATGACCTTCTGATCGGGGTGATTACCTAAAAACCATGCAGGAAAATAGTACGAAACGAGGTGCGACTTGCCAAAACGAGGTGCGATGTTGACCGCAACTCGATCTTTTTCGCCGTTTGCTAGGTTTTCCAACAGGGACGCGAGCCGCCGGTGATGGGCACCGATCTTATAGTCAGGCTCTATGAAGGTCACAAAATCCAAAAGGGACGTTTTTGCCCTTTTTACGCGGTCGCGCGACTCTAATTCAGCCAAAAGGGCTAGAACGTCTTCTTTTTGCTGGGGGGTTAGTTTGTGCAGGTTGTTTCGCAAAAATTTAAGCGCTTTTGGATCCAGCATGAGGCTAGGCTTCCAACTGATTGAGCAGCCCGTAGAGTTGCCGCTCTTTTTGCACTTCGGGTTCTACGGATAGCTGCAACGCTTCTGTAATTGGCTCGACGTCGGATATAACCTGCGCGGTGCCCATAAACTTTTCGAGCTTGTTGTACAACTCCGTAGCCAACTCTTCGTCGGTTTTCGCCTTGTGCGTAATCTCGATGCGGTCTGTGAACAATCCGACGTCCTTAATCTTGCCTAGCAACTCTAACGCCCGGATACGGATCTTTCCATCCGGGTTGTCTGCTTCAAGCAACAATCGATTTTTCGTGAACTCCCGGATACGCATCGCGCTATTGATCAACTCATGGTCGTATTCAGACAGCATCGCATCCAGATGCCGCAAGGACGCATTCGGGTAGTTTGCCAATGCTCCTATATTCACATGCGACTTGTTCTTAATGGTAGTAACTGTCTCAAACGCCTCTCGGGCAAGTGCCTTGTCTTCCTCAGTTGGTGGGGTGTCGTCGTCTGGATTAAGAAGTTTCGCCGTGTGGCACGCCAACCGCGCGCGCTCAAGTACCGACAAATCAGCGACATCCACACTGCCAAAGGGCGCGGCGTCTTCAGGAATAATCATCATGCGGCGGTATATAGCACGGAGGAGGTACGAAAGGCAAGAGCAGGAGGTTAGGAGTCCCAAAGGGGGGTGTTACAAAGGGCAAGAGCAGGAGGTTAGGAGTCCCAAAGGGGGGTGTTTCTATAAAGAGGGGGTGGGGTAAAGACCATGGTGATTATGTGGACTTAGGGG